GTGTGGAATGCTTTTTTCTTGTGACAGGGTGTGTGGAATAGTATGCTGGAGTACATGGGACTCCGCGCGGTCAAAAGTGGGGGGTGGGGCGGGGTGGGTCTCGCCGGCTGCTGAATTCTCCGCGCCCTGGTTGTCTGGTTCGTTACTTTCCGGGTGCTCGGTTGATTGTGGCTGCAACTCAGTGAGCAGCGACTCTACATCCTTGGTTGTTACGTCCTCCGCTTGTGCATTCATTAGCGCTTGTATCTCCGCCAGTATTTTGCCGCGTATGTTTTCACTGGAGTGAATGACCTTCGACTCCGTGCGGTGCGTGAACAATGATACCTCCGTCATTGTGCCGATTGTCTTACTCGCTTGTAGCTTGATCGCCGGGGATGTATCAGGATTTAGCAGCAGTTCTACCATGGTTTGAACACTTAAAGCCCGCAAAGATTCAGAGTCGTAATATTTCAAAGCCTCCTTTGATGCTTCTATGGCATTTATTGCAGATTGGATATTATCTTGAGCCTTCAATTTACTTGCTTTCACTGATACGGTTCTTGGGTTTCCCTTGCTCTTATATGCTCTGCGGTATGCTTCCGAACCCGTGCATTCTCCTATCGTAATCTCCTCAACAAATCTTTTTTGCTTATGTGTAAGACCTTTAGTAGCAATTAGAGGGTTGATAATCTTTTGTTCGCTTAGGTGTTCTTTTACAGTTGATCGACTCATTTAAGACTGCTCCGCTTCGCTGATAACAAGCCCGAAGTGTACCGGAACACTGCACGAAAAGCAAACGCCGTGCCAGTGAATATTGCAAGGGCTAATAATCCATGCAATAGGTTTTACCTATCAACTCCCGATTCTCAGTGAAAAAATACAATTAGACAAGGTAAACATATTGTATAGAATAAACGTTAATGCAATACGCAGACAACAACGACAGGAGCTAACAACATGACACAACACCAGTGGAACACCGGCAGACAATACGACCAATATGGTCAAAGGATGATCGCAACAGTGACAGAGGAGGGAATACAGTTCTCAGACCTCTCCCGGCACATTGATGGACTGATACCGCTCGGCGCATTTATGCGAGGCTCAGACCTGGACAAGCGCACCATTGAAGATTTAGTAATGTTCAACTACGACCAGGGCAACTACACCGGCAACAACAAAACGCTAATTTGGCAAGGTCTACTGATGAGCCGTTAATCGGCGAAACCCCGCGAGGGGTCTAGATCAACTAAGGAGCTTAAAAAATGTACTCTGCACAAATAAACTCATTTGGCAACATTATCGTATGCAAGGGCTGCGAGGTTCGCAACTCATACCGCATTATTTTCACTGGCACATATAACGAATGCCTGGCGCTTAAATTCAAAGGAGTTTAAACAATGAACTACATCCCAAAAACCGCATTAAAAGATATTACCGAGAAAATGAAAGACGGGTACGACCTGGGGCTAGCACTGTTCTCGGTTTCAATCCATTACGCGATTGATCGCCAGGAGCTGCGCGAGGCATACGATAGAAAATTAAAACGTGATGAAATTTTATTTATTGCATCAAATGCACTGCTCGCCCTTGGCATGGTGTCGGCTTTTCTTTGCCCCGTGTTCTTTTATCTTGTTGCCAGGGGTTAAAAAATGATTTTCGATTATTACACCTACCACTTAGCCGGGCACTATTTGCCCGCGCTTATCAATGGCGATTACTCCGGCATGGACGACCAGGAAAGCGAACAACTCGACCGTTGGACTGATTCGCTACCCGTGCGCGGACACTTTGACGTTATCAGCGAAGAATCGGATTTTCGCTTGTGCGATATATGCGACCTGCACGCGGACTGCTACGAAGTGCGCTTGTATTTTCTGAACGAGGAGGCGACACAATGAACCAGGTAGAACTAGAAACCGGAGCATTCACGCTTACTCACTCGCCAGGCGCGCCCCAGGTAGACACAACCGGGGATTTATTCGGAGCTACTCCCGCGCTCAAAATTAAACACTTGGAGAGCTTCGCCCCTGCTATGTATTTTGCCTTGATCGAAACTCTAGAACTACTCACAGACCCGGAGGCAGACCCGGAGGACGCCGACCAGATTACCGCGAAAATTCAACAGATACTCAACCAAATTAAAGGAGCTTAAACCATGAAAAACCAAATTATTAACGCGCTTTACACTTTCGCCAATAAACGCCCAGGACTAGAGCCGCGCGAATATATAAGAGACTGGCGCGACTCGGAAGGGCTGGCAACATACCGCAGAGAATCCAGGAGCATAACTAAAGACCTAAACCACGCCCGCGCGTTACTCCGCCGCCTGGAGCTTTCAGGCATAACCGCCGAGGAAATAATTGAGGCATCAAAAGAGGCATTTTCCGGGCGCTTAACCATTACCGCGACAAATGACGGGCTTGTGAAAATAAATTATTGCACCGGGCAATATTTCCCTACCGAGTACCGCAAAGCAGTTGCCGCCGTATGCGCCAGGGCGCTTTGGAACTACTGGCGCGAAGACTCGAAAAGTGCGGACAGCATCCGCAACACCGCCCGCCGTGAATTGCCCCGCGCTGTTGCTCGCGCTTATTTCAACTGAGGCTAAAAAATGAATCACACCGAACGCGATTACATCCAAGCCGGATTCGACTTTGAACGCGGACGTATTCAAGTGGATATTTTGCGCCTAATGATCGAATCGGAACGCATAGAAGATCGCCAGGAGGCACGCCGACTAATCGATCAAGGACGCGCAGAGGCACGGCGATAAAGCACCGTTAAAGTCTTCTAACAAGGGCTTTAACCGGGCATTTGCCCCAACAACTAAAAGGAGCTTAAACAATGAAAACGAAAAAATTTACATTTCACGCAGACCCCGGGCACGGATGGCTAGAGGTCGAATTTTCCGACCTGGTAGAGCTTGACATAGAAAACAAAATAAGCGAGTACTCATACGCCCGGCTGAATAAAGTTTATTTAGAGGAGGACTGCGACGCCTACCTGTTTATGGAAACCGCCAAGAGTAATGGCTGGACAATCAATATTCAAGAGAAGTATCAGGAGAACACGCCAATCCGAAATTATCCACGCTATTCAACACCGAAACTAATAGGAGCTTAAACCATGATAACAGCACAAACCGAGCCGAACGAGTACCAGCTGAACGGGTACGCAAACCGCAGAGAGTATTTAGAGAGCTTGTGCGAGGAGTACGACCGCACGATAGTCTACACGCTGGCGTCAGTGCTGGGATCCTCCGAGGACTTTGACGGGCTAATCACAAGCCTAGAGGACTACTGCGAGGAGTACTGAGCCGCCCGCCCGGACACGCGCCGGGCATTTTCCCGCCCCAGGGTTCGCCCTGGGTTTAATGGTGTAGTGACTGAAAGAATGAATAATGAATTACATAAAACTACTTGAAAAACAAGCCGAGGATAAAAACGAAAGGCTTATTAAATATTCCGTTTTCTTAGATGGAATAGTGGCTCATTTAAACAGTAATAAATTCAAAGGAGAGGATAACGGAGAAAGAAAGGATTGGATAGCGACTGGGGATATTTTAAAAATGATTTCAGAATTTAAAAACGAAATGTATTCAACACAAGGAGATTAAAAATGTGGATAGTTTATTGGATGGAAAAAGATTTGACCGGGGAATTCTTGCAGCACCGGAAATTCGACAACTACCGGGGGGCGCGGGTTTTTGCACGTTTAAAGCGCGGGCGCGTAGAAAAGCGCCTTGCATTTCAATAATGGAATAGTGGCTGAAAGGAATAAAAAATGAAAACTTACGAAGTACACGCAACAACAACAGAAGTTTATATTGTTGAGGCTGATAGTTTTGAAGATGCAATCGAAAAAGCATCAGAAATGAATGAGCCAACATATACAAACTCGCAAGGGTTTGATTACGCAGTTGACCGGGAAACTGGCAATGATTTATTTCTTTAATTTTAGTGTAGTGGCTAAAAGGAGCAATAGCATGACAGTAGCTGAATTAATCCAGGAGCTTTTAAAAGTGGACGATATAACCAAACAGGTCTATACGTTTAAAGATCACGAGCTGCGCCCCGTCACAATGGTGGACGAGTTGACCGACCGAGTAGATATAAATTTAGGAGAATCATTATGAAAAAATACCAAGTGTGCGTAACGATTACTTACGTTGATTATGTTGACGTAGTGGCTGCAAATGCAAACAATGCCGAGCTGCAAGTGCACGAGCAAATAAGTTCGGGCGCTATCAACTTCTACAACGAGTGGTCTCCTGAAGTGGCTTGCGAGGCTTTTGAGGTTGAGACTGAATGAACTACCAACGCATCCGATTGGATACTTGGCTGAGAACCTATGCCCTATTCCCCGAGGAGTACGGGCACTGGTTCGACACGCTAGAAGGTCTGAAAAAAAGTAAATCTGTTACATTTACCCTTAAGCCAGAGGCTAATACCACTGGCACAGAGGTCTCAATTACACTGGACTACCATGCTGATACCGCCCATTAAAAATAAATCCGTATTCGTTATTTACATTGTCTCCCAGGATGATGGTGTAGTGACTGCAAGTTCTGATTTTATCGGTGACAATTTAGATGTTAGAAGGGTCGGCTTGGAGGCTTTAAATTACCTCCACGCCGCATCCATAACTGAAGAAAACAATCTGTACGTCAATAATGTAATCAACTCACTTCAAGTTCAGTGACCTGAGAAGTGACTGCCCACTCTTAAAAGTACCATGTTTCTGATGATGATCGTTGAAATCGTAGCCAACTGTATCGCTAATCCAGTAAGGGAGTCCTATATCCTTTGCTGTTTTTTCGCCTGTATTGGATGCGTCATTGTCCGCAATTACAAACCCTTTGCCCATTTGTTTTGCAACTTTAGCCATGTTGTGCGCGGAGAAACAAACGTAGATTTTGTATCTGTATTTAAAAGACTTGAGCACTTCCCGAATACTAAGTGCAGTGGCATATCCCTCGCAGAATATATTTTGCCCCTTGTTATCGAATATAAAAGTGGCTCCAGAAGTCCGCTGCCCAAACAAGAATTTCTTTTGCCCGTCCTCCTGGATGAGCTGGCATCCGACCAGTGCGCCGTCTAATCTCATTGGTATTACCAGGATAGCTTTGCCGTCCTTGCGCCACACATTTCCCTCCTCGTCCTTGAATCCCTTACTCTCCAAATAATGATGGTGTAGTGGCTCACATTGGTTGATGATCCAGGCTGCTTTGCTTGCTGCCAGTCTTTGATGGTGTAGTGTCTGATCGTGTACTGCCTTTGCTTCCCGCGCCATTTGCGTCAGGTTAATTCCAACGGTGTTATCAGGTTTCCATACCGATACCTCAGTATCAACGGCATGGTTCTGTACCAGTCCGTAGTTACCCATGAACTTAACTGCCCCGTTCTTTTTATGCGGGTGATCGTTTGTGGGATAGCGAGTCCACCTACCAAGTGGCGGCGTAGTTTCAATGAGTATGCCGTGTGCCCGTGCAAAGTTAACAAAGTCCATTATCTTGTCTCCTTATTCCTGTTCATAGCTTGTAAGCCGCCCTTTTTAATCATCGTTATGTACGATCTGAGTTTCTTATCTACAAACTTCTTTACTTCCTGGTTAGGTTCTATTGCCCTGGATGTATCTAATCCGCGAGGCCATACGCCGAACTTGTCTCTGTATGTGTGCGCCATTCGCCCATCCGACCACCCGTGATAGCGTTTGTAGTACTGCATCATGTACCAGAATTCCTGCTTTGAAGTTGTGCCCATCGTGCCTGATAACTCTTGCAGCTCACCCGCAACGGATGAAACCTGGTTTCTTTTCTCTTTAACGTGACCACATCTGTGGCAAGTATCCCCGCCAGTCCACAATGCTCCGCACTTAGGGCATTTGCTTGCTTCTTTCTCTGCCTTTGTGGGTTCTTTCCTGGTCTTTTCTTTGCCGTCATCTAGTGAATGAACGCCGTTCGCGTATATGTCTTCCCAGTCTTCTCTAAATCTAAGATAGTTGCCTGAATGATCTAGCCATAATGCAAACTCNTTNCCNTCNTGCCCGCGCATTACGCGCCCCATCTGCTGGATATGTGAGGATAGAGACTTAGAAAATGGTCGTGCTGATATGCCAATCATTACATCTGAACAATCAAATCCTTTGGTCAATATATCTGTGGCTATGAGTCCGTGTATTTCTGTGTCCGGTCTTGAGAAGTCTTTGATTACATCCTCTTTGAATTCATCCTTATCCCGGTAGCTGATAGATACGAAGTTGTATCCCTGCTCTGCGAACTTGCGAGCCAGGTCATTGCCGTGCTCTACTCCCGCACAAAACACGACCGTCTTCTTTGGCTCACCAAATATCTCATGCGTTTTCTTAATCCACTCGGCAACAATATCACCCGTGATCTTCATGCCCCTGGTTGTGCTCTCTGATTGTGACCACTCGCCCGCGACTTTCTTTGCGCCTTCCATGTCGATCTCTTTGGCTATATAAACCTTGAGCGGGACAAGTAATTCCTGCTCAACCAATTGCTTAGTCGTTATTGGATTGACTATATTGGAATAGGTTTTACCCAGGCCTTTTGTGAACGGGGTAGCAGTAAGTCCGATGACTTTGATATCTGGATTATTCTTAATGAACTCTGCTGTCTGCCGCCTTTGCTGATGAACCTCATCAACAATTAATAGTGATAGACCTGGGAATTCTTTCCTCTTCTCTAATGTCTGAGCGGAGCATACCTGTATAGATTCATAAGGCCGATACCGCCAATGGCCTGACTGCATTACTCCATGATCTATTTTGTACTTGTCTAACCTCTTGCTTGTTTGATCGCATAAGACTATTCGATCAAGAATCATAGCGGCTCTGTTTCCCTTTTTCTTGGTGGCCTCAAGCAAAGCTATGGCAATCTCTGTTTTGCCAAAGCCGGTTGGGCCTACCAATATTTGTGCTTTGTGGCCAGCAGCAAAGCCCTGGCGTAGCATCTCTAGCGCATTAAGTTGCGCCTCTCTTAGTTCTAACATTTAATTCTCCACTGCCGGGACAAAGCCCCCGGCTTGGCTTAAAAACCATTTCTCTCCTTTAATAATTTCTCTACCCACTCTGCAACCCGGTGAGGATCGTTTGATTTCAATGGATTGAAGTCGTTCCAGTCAGCGCCATTCAGACCAACCCATTCTTTCTTTTGCTCCAGCAAATCTTCTAGCGCAACGAGACAGTAGTTGCAAAACATTACTTCAATTACACCAAGTGCTCCAGTAACGCCGTCATCTTCAGAAAAATCACAATCGCAAATAGTACATTTATTCATTTGTTTTCCTTAAAGAAATCTTCTAAAACTTTTGCCGCTTTTTCGTCCATTCTGTCTTGCCAGTATTTTTTAGCAATGCTAGCTTCCTCTTCGGTCACTGGAATCCATTTGCCGTCCGCATCCTGCTTATTCCACCAAGGTTTGCCATCTTTATTGCCCAGAAACCACATGATTTTTTTCCTTAAGATATTTTTCGTAATCGCTCATTAAAGCCGCTGCCGTTTTTCTATCCCAGTTTGATGGGTAATATGTGACAACAAATTGTGCCTTTTCCGCATCAGTCAAACCTATCCATTCTTTGGTCGGTGTATTAGCCTTCAACCACTCATTCATCATTTCACCAACTTGATTCCAGTTTTCTGCCTGACGCTCAATTAAATGCCAAGCAATAGCTCCATCTAAACCCTTCCAATCTTGTTTAGTATCCATTCTTTTCCTTTAATTTAGCTTCTATTGCTTTGAACAAATCTCTTATAGTACCGCCATTTTCCCAGTCAATGTCATCATCCTCAGTCAGACCTACCCATTCTTTATATTCAACCATTGGTACGCACTCGCTTGGATAGTCTGCATCCCACTGATTTGCTACGCATACACATCCACGTTCATAGCATCCGGTATCCACCATGATAATCTTGTCTGAATCCCAAGGTGTCTGCATCTTTTTTATTTCATTCATTTGCCTTCTCCTTTTTACAAACATAATTTGGGTACTCTTGCATATAACCAATTCCTTTGGACGCATCAATTGGTTGCCAAACGTAGTAGAACCCATGTTGAATTAACACTCCTCCTTGCTCCTCGCAACTTGGGCCACACCCCGATAAAAGTAAGCAAAGGGCTAATACTCTCATTGGTTTTGTTTCTTTTGAGTAATAACAGTTAAAACTGCAACCAAAACTTTAATAAACAAAATAATTCCTACTCCCATTAAAAGAAATTGAATATCACTCATGCGTTCTTCTCCTTTACATTAGTCATCTTCGTCCTCCAGGCTGTCGTTAATTAATTGTTGTTTTACCAACTCCAAGCATCCAATTACTGTTGCCATATAAAGCGTTTCATCGTACTTGTGAACTAGGTCTAATAGCTCTCCAACAAGACCCTCAGCCAACATGCCTTGATTAAGATACATAAGACAACCCTACTGCAAGGCCAAGCCATGCAAGTTCAATCCAAAAGTCACCTTCAATGCTAAACGCCAATGCGGGCCATACAAAAACAGCACTTTGGTTAACACGCATATAAATATTCATTCGCTTTTCTCCTTTCTTATTTCTCGCCACCCCCCGCCCTCCACTGGTTGCCAACCATGTGATTCGGTTAATACTTCGTTCTGATGCCATTGCTCAAGCACCGCTATGGTTTGATTTTGGCTGTCGTAAGAATCGTAGTAATAATATTTTTTATCTACCCATCTGAGTTGTGTTGTAGGTGTTAGTCTTTTGTTCATGTGTTCTTCTCCTTGAGTTTGGCGGGGTCAGTTGAAAATTTAACATCACAAGTGGCAACCCAATAACCCTCCCTATAACCTTCATAGTGAGCAAGCCATATTCCATTAAGTGCATCTTCAGTCATATGATCAACTTCTTTTTTATTCATTAGTCCGATGTAAGCAAGTTTGCGGTTGGTTGCATACTTTGCCGCATCTTTGTGAAGTAATTCTGCGGGTGTCATGTATTTTTCTCCTTTAACTTATCTTCTATTGTTTGAACAAATAAAAATAATCTATCAATATCTTGAACATAAGAATGACGAAAGAAAAACTCAACTTCATTTTTTTTCTCTTCGTTAGTTAACCCGACCCATTTTTGTTGATCTATTGCTTCACGCAAGTTTTGCCATTCAACAGTACAAGGTCTACACATATCTGCATGGGGAGCAAACGCATCTACCATTCTTTGTGCTGCTTCTTTTAATTTATTCATACGTTTTTCCTTTTCAAATAGGTTGCCACAACCATCATTGCATCGTAAACGCTGTCTTTATTGCTTTTGTAAATATCATCGTATTCTTCTTTTGTCAGCTCAACCCACCCTCTCGGCAATTCATGCCCGCCCAACTTATAAGCTTCGTCCCGCCATAGTTGTGCCAGCTTCTTATGATATTCACATTCAGAACAACCTTTCATATGATCTCCGTTTCGAGCTTCTTAATCTTTTTCTCTAGCCATTTGATCTGCTTGCGAAGTTCATCGTTCTCATTCTGAAACTGATCCCGGCTGAGCTTTACCGCCTTCAGCTCCATCTCCATGTCTTTGATCTGCTGGCGTAGCTCTGTGATGTGCTCCTCTGTGTGAGTTGGATCTGCCGATACTGTTACCGCCAACTGATCCAATAGCTTTTGATTCTCTTCAATCAATATCTCCAGGGCTTCATTGGCTGTATCTAGCTTAGATTCAGTGACCACTGGATCGGGCGCAGCAGTAGGCTTAGTCTTCTTTGTCTCTGTCTTTGGCTTTACCTTGCGCTCAATGACTTCTCCCTCTGAGTTCTTATACTTAATACTCTCGGGTTGTTTACCCTTGCGCTGCTTGGCTACAAAGGCTTCTGATACGTTACATTGCCTGGCTATTTCTGCTGTGCTCCAGTTTGACCACTCAAAGTTATCGAGCATCATCATTACCGCGTTACGCTTGTCCTCAATCGTCCTGGGCTTGCCGTGCTTGTCGTTAGCGCCTACCGCGTAGAGCACCGCATCTGATAGCGTTCCTGCCGTTACTTCTGCCTCAATGCCTGTGCGCTTAGCCTTCTGGGCTGCATGGAATCTGTGGAATCCATCTGCCAGGTAGTAATGAACGCCATCGTGGAATATGCGTACCGGTGGAAACTCCGCTCCCGCTAGCATCGCTTCGCAGTATTCATCTACTGTTGGCTGGTCAATCTCCTTTCTGCTCTGCGTGCCACAGTCAATTCTGATCTTCTTTATGGTTACTATTTGCATGGTTAGTTCCTTCCTCTTTTGAATTAAATGTCTGACCGCATTTTGTGCAGCGGTATATCTTCCTGAAAATCTGCTGAATCTCTCCAGTCCTTACTCCAAACTCTCTGCCCTCATATGTGTTGATTGTCTCAATCATCGTCATCTCCTTCGCAGCTGCTGCATCCAGGGTGATCTGGGTCTCTGCAATCTGGGTGTGCGCTCAAATGACTTTGATACCTTCTGCTCCAAAACGCCTGGGCTTGCAACTCAGCTATCTCTGGGTCTTCGTCTTCCATCATCGTAATCTCCTAAGATAAAAATTATGTAACAAAATACTGCCGTGATCCATACTGCTCCCAATCCGAGAACAGCTATGAGTATTAAAAATTCAAGCACATCGTTCATTCTTATTCCTATATTGTTCCGTGCATGATTCGTTTTCTACATTCCTGCTTCACTTCAAGCGGTATGTCTGGTGATATCTCTGACCAGTCGCATCGGTATATCACTACGCCATCGTGCGCTGATCCCGCCCATATCCCTAAAGTTAGTACAGCTGCGCCTATGCAAACATAGACAACAAACTTTAATAACTCACTCATACCATTCCCTTGAAAGCAATCCTAGAACCGCATAGACCACAATAAAGATACAAACATATTCAATGAAGTTATCAATGTGGTACGTCCAGTCTGGCTTAACGTTCAGCATTCGCGCTTGTATCCAGTCCTGGTCTTCGTTGTGGTAGTTGATCTTGGGTTCATAGTAGATCCCAATTTGTATTCCCTTTTTCGTTGTGTACGGTGTTATTTTTGCCATTGCCATTCCTTAAGTGGTGAAGTATGTCATCTACAAAGCAGTGATGTTGCTTGCCCCAACGCTCTATCTCTGTCACGATAAAGTCGCAGCCGGCTTCAAATCCGGCTATGTAGTGCTTATCCTCCTTGCTGTACGTTTCCATAGTTTTTCCTTAAATATTGAAGTAGTGATCTGTCTTCTTTAATCCGAATCAATAACTCAAACTTTCCTTTCTTTTCGTAGTCGCGCTTAAGCTTCTGTATCCGAGCCTTTAGTAATTCCTGCATCTCTATCATTTGCTTTCCTTTTTAAACTTATCCTGATCTCTAGCCATCTTCATTACTTCCTCATCAACTAACTCATTGATCTTCTTACCTACATATTCTGTTTTCTTTCCAAATATCTTTTCAAAGTTTTCACTAAACTTTTGATGGTCGAATGGTCTTTGTGCTGATCCTTTTCCGCCGTCACCCATTTTGTTTCTCCTTTAATGATTTCTGATAAATGTCTTGTAACGCCTTTGAAAGATTGTTGGAATGGTATGCAATTAAATCCATCAGCCTATCCACTGACTTTACAAAACCCGTGTCTCGCCTGGTCATCTGCCTGCGCCATGTTCTAAGTTTCATTCTTACTTCCTTGCATAGTTTGTGTTTTTTAGGTAAAACTTAGCGCAGCGCCCCTCTATGACTGTCAGGGTTTTATCTTTACGCATGGTGTCTTCTACTTGGGTAACTTCCTGTTTACAGTCTTCCTGCTTGATGTAGGGTGTTTCAACGGCAATCATTCCGCAGTTAACGCCTTTACAAAAGAAAACGATTGCTAAGTACATGGCATCAGTCATTCTTGTCCCCTAAATGTTTTTCTATGTACTCCCGCAACTCATCAATCTCTTCGATTAATCTATCAACAATCATCTGGTTTGTAATCATGCCGGACTGATGGTCTGGGTGCTCATCACATCTTTGACCGAAATCTTTAATGTCTTTGTATTTCATTCTTTTCCTCTTGCTCGAATAGCTTGCCTGGCCAATTTAGGTGTAAAGCCACAAAATACACAACCTCCTAAATCATTTTTAGCTTCGTCAACAATCTGCAATTCCTCAAACATCTTTGCACACTCCTCACGCTCATCTTCAACTAAGGCATCAACAATAGTGCGCACCATGCCCTCACTAAAGTGTTCCAAAAGTATTTGTACCGCTGTATCTTTAATCATTCTTGCCCCCTTGCATTTATCTCTGCAATAGTTTTCCCGGCTCGTTCACCATCGTCAAAACCTTGTATATAAATTTTCTTACCAAAACGCAAAAGCAAAGAAAAAAGAAGGCTCTCGTTTGTTTC